CATACCATATTGATCATAAGCACTACCGCCGGTGCTAACATACGGATCATAGGTTACTGCATATGGATCAGCGCCACCAAGATAATCACCAAAATCAAAATTTTGTACTGGCATTGACATTGGTTGTGTATATTGTGACATGCCTAGCATTGGTGGTGTGCCGTAATTTGGTCCAGGCACCGCGCTAGGGTTAGGCATGTAATTACTAAATAAATTACCACTAGAACCGCTAGCAACACCTAATAGTCCTGGCATCGCCATACCACCTGGTGCACCACCTTGTTGCATTCCTACTCGGCCACCGTCTGCCATTCCAAATTCATCAGGATAAATTGGCATACCTTCATCGTCTAATGGAAAATCTGCAGCACCTACTTCAGTGGGTATAAGAGCTATTCCTAAAGGAGATTTTTTAAAATATTTTAATACATCAGCACCAAAAGATTTTGGTTTAAACTCTTCTATTGGCATAGCTACTTTGCCGGTTTTAGGTACACCTGGTGAAGCAACTTTAGGTGTTCCAACTTTATTTAAACCTTTACCTGCGTCTCTTCTTAATTCAACTCCTAAAGTAGTTAATTCTTCCATTTTTTCTATGTCTTCACTTGACATATTTGCAATACTATCAGGAACATAATCACCAAAAATATTATCTAACGCTCCTCCAAAATCAAAACCACCAATTTCACCGCCTTCTTCACCACCCTCTTCATCTCCTTGACCAGCTTCCATAGCTGCTTTGAGTAAAGCTAATCTTTCTTCAGCACTGCGGTCTGGTTTAGTATAAGCATATTCATCTGCCATATCAGCAAAGCCAGTACGGTCGGTACCACCTTGCATTAGTTTTAACATTTCCCCAATTGATGCCATAATTAATTACCTGATTTAATTGTTGCTTGCATATTCTTTATACCATCTTTAGCTAGTGATACACTAGCTCTAAGTTTTTGGTGTTCGTCATTCTGTTCCATTTTGTCTTCTGCTAGTTCTTTGGACTGCATCATTTTAGCTCGTTCTAAATTAATCTTTTCTTCAGCCTCTTCTTGTCGAGCCTGTTCTTCACGTGCTTTTAAGTCTAGTTCACGGTCTTTTAATTTTAATAATGGATCATTTTCAACTTGATTCAAGACTTCTTTTTCTGCTTCTGCAAAGTCATCACTAAATTCTGCAATTAACTGTGATTTTCTAGCTTCCATTTGCATTTTTAAATTAGTTTCTTGCTGTTGTAGCTGTTGCATTTGTGGATTTTGTTGTAATTGTTGTTGTAATTGTGGATTTTGTTGTGCTTGTTGAATTATTGGCTGCACTTGTTGCATTAATTGGTCCATTTGTTGTTTTTGTTCTGCAAATTCCATTTCTACTTGCTCGGTTGCCATTAAAAGTATGTGTTCCATACAGTTTTGTTGTAACATACCCATAGCTGCAGGGTTATTTCTAATAACTGTAGTGCCCATAAACCTTAAATGTGTTTTCATGTGCGATTGGTGGTCTTGTTTTGGAAAAGCTTGAAACTTTTTACCATTTAACGCTAGTATATTTTCACTTGCCGGGTCAATAGCTGTTGGTTGTGGTGGCGGTGGTAGTAATTGATCGATATCTTTAACTCCTAGCGCCTCATACATGTGTCGATAGGCATGATAAATATTGTGCATCTGTGGATTAGTCATAGCAATCTGCATTTCTGATTGTGCAATGCTAATACGTTGGGTTTGTGAAAAAATGTTTGGATCAGCAACTGGTATAATGTCTACTTTAGCATCAAAGTCGTCTTTAAATATTTGATTTTCGCCACCAACAACATCATACGGATACATTGCTGGTAAATAACTTACAAAGTTTTCTGCTAACAACATAAACTCGCATTTCATTGCGGCGTATAAACGTTTATGGATTGCTGACATAACCCGCGATCCGCGTTCCAAGAGCGCGACGGTCGTACCGACTGCTGCACCTTGGTTACCATCACCCACTTGCATATCTGCTATGCTCGCGAAGCGTTGACCGGCCTGAACCACTGTACCCATTAATTGTAGTAGGGTTGCATCGGGTCCTTTGAACGGTAATGGCATGAACGCGTCTCTAAGGTTTCCACCAGGGGCATCTACATCACGAAACTCGCCCGGCTGCAACGGTTGCGCTTCGTCGCGGACTCTGATGCCACGCATCTTGAATCCGGCTGGTAAATTAGACAAGGTGCCGGCATCTAAGAGTTGTCTTAGAGCGGCTGTGGCGGTTCTAGAAAGTCCACCAATCATATGAATTAACCCAAATCCATAGAAGCCTAGTCCTGGTAAAAATTTAAAATGTACAAAATAATCTTGTCGTGTTTTTAATTGGTCGTTAACTTTCCAATTTCGTTTAATAGCTAAAACTTCTCCAGTGTCTTCTTCAAGCGTAACAATATAAGGAAACTTCATTCCAGTAGATTCTTGTGTGTCTGGATTTATATCTTCAAAGCCTTCTATTTCTAAATTAACATGACATTCTAAAATAGAATATACTTCGTTTCTATTTGTCTCAGTGCCGTCTAATTTATCTTTTTGTTCTTGTACATCAGATTTATGATAAGTACCACTGTCACCTATGTCTGTATTCATGCTGTAAATGCCAGCTAGTTGGTGTTGCACTAAATCATTATGTGTCATCTTAACACGATGAATAATAGTTTCAGTATCATCTAATGATGTAGCTGTATAAGGTACATACAAATCTTCTGCCGGTATAAACTTAGATACACTTCTTTGTAAAATTGCATCGTAATAAACTTTTTTAAATGTAGAACCTGACAGCGGTAAGTTAAATAACATTTGATCAAACTCAGGCTCATACTCTTTCATGTTAACCATTAATTGATAATTCATAAAATCTTTTACTCGCGATGCTTGCGCAACTTTTTCCGATGATTCTAAACCCATAATTTGAGTTCTAACTGGTCCGCCTGCAGGTAGTAATTCTTTGTAAGCTAGTGCTTGAAACTGTGTTACCGCTTCTGCTAATACAGGATGAGTAGCGCCACTTGCACCTTGAAACGGTTCTGCTCTGTTTTCATATTTAAAACCTAATAACTCTAAACCTTCTTTATAAGTTTGTTCCCACTCTGAACGTGAAGCATCACATTCGTCAAATTCTGCTAAAATATCACTAGATATTTCATTTACAATATCGTCTTCTAAAAAATCAACCAGGTTAGCATCATGCTGGTCTGCACCTTGCATTGCTTCTGCTTGTGGATCAAAATCTACTTCTGCACCACCATCTTCGGTCATTGCAATATTCATATCGTCAGATGGGTTTAGGTCTTGTGCCTCTAGTTCTACGTCTTCCGGTAGAACATCTGTAGGCATTTTGCCTGGTATCATATTTTTATCTATAGCCATTATTTTCTCCTAAATAAACTTCCCATGCCATTGGACACCGGGCCTTTTTCTGGTGGTACTAAACCACCCATGTTAAAACCGCTATCGCTTCCTTTTAATTTATACATTTCTCTTAAAAACTGTTCTGTTCCTTCTGGATCTTCAACAAGGAATTTTTGTATTTTTGGACTATTATAAATAGTATCGGCTCTAAATTTTTCATAGTCTATAAGATTATAGAATATATTTTTTTCTTTGTCACTATAACGTGGTGAGTCTTGTATCATTTGTTCTAGTTCATCTATAGTTTTGCTGCCTGCAGGCGTGTCTATTCTTCTAGTTAAATCGGTACCTTCGTCTCTAATAATATTTTTAATTTGCTCCATGTCACCTATAGCATCTGAACGTTGTGCTCTAGCCACACCTTTTTGCGTAGTCATAGTTTTTTCTAACTGTGGTCCTATTAATTTTAATAAACCTGCTAAACCACCTTTAAACTTTTTTTCTCGAGGTTTAAATGGTACTACATTATCACGATAAGACAGCCCTGCTTTAGAATCACTAATAATTCCACTTTTAGTGCTGTTAGGTATAATATCAAAACTTTTTATTTTTGGTGTTAGATACATCATAAAGTTTTGGAAATCACCACCGTCTACATTAACTTCACGCATACGTTGTTCAAGTGCTGCTAACATATCTTTTTTAGTTGACTCAGAAACCATATCGTACCGTTTACCAGTAGCTATATCTTCATATATATCAAAAAGTTTTTCTTCTTTAGCACCAATAGATTCTTTTTCAAAATTTCTAACTAAAGCCTCTTCATTAGCTAGTCCTACCTTTTTAACATTTTGTTTGTAAGTTTGTTTTTCTCCAAAAGGTTTAAAACCTTTTTTTGCAGCTTTGACTGCTTGCATAATACCTTTGGCTAAGCCACCGGTTAACATGCCAACTCTACCACCGTCCGCGTTCAACGTTCTTTTAGGATTTATTAAACCTTCCATAGCCTTTAAAGCCTCTTCCATGCCGTCTTCATCGGCAATACGATTAAACTCATCCAATACTTTGCTCATCTCATCCATTTCTGCTGTGGCAATTTTTAATTTAGTTAAACTATCATCCAAAGACTTTTGTTCTGCTTTGAGCATTTTATCCAACTCATCTTGTAGTGGGCTTAGATTTTTTTGTTGAGCATCAAAAATTTTACGTGACTTTTTAAGTGCGGCTGCAGTTTCATAATCTACACCAGGATCACGTGGTGGTCCTATGTCTAACTTTGTAACAGCTTTTGGATCAGCCTTTTTTTGAAATAAGGATAGTAGTCCTTTTAATAATTTTGCCTTCGACATTAATAGTACGTCCTTTGTTGTTGTGGCAACGGTTCATCCTCATAGTCTTCGGGATGGTCAACAAAGCCACCTTGTCTAAATCTCATTACTGCTTGAGTCATGCTGTCCACTAAGTCATCATGTTCACCTAGCGGGAATGCAGCGCATTCCTCAATCACTTCCTCTGCCCATTTCGTATCCGGTGCCCAAACCATTCCTGACTCAAACAACGGTGCAACAGAGTTTATCCTAGTATGTTTATCATTTCCTTTGCTTGGTGTAAAGTTAATAACGGGTATGCCTAATTTACGTAATTCGTAGGTTAATGGCAGTCCTGACGCTTTTGCCTCCACGATCACCGTTTCGGGCTTCCAATAATCATACTGTTCCTTGGCCACGCGCCGTAGTTCGGGAAACTCGTATCTATCTTTAATCATATCAATAAGTATTAACTGCGGACCGCTGTCCTCGTCTGGGGTAAACACACCCCACGTAGTAATAGCAGAATAGTCAGCAGTTTCTTTTTTCATAAACGCAGTATCGTAAGATTGTATAACATGCTGTAGCGGTGGTAGTTCATCTTCTTCCCACACTTGCCACCATTCGCGTTTGATAATACTACCTTCTGCTGCTGTGGGATTTTGCTGGTATTGTGCATTCCATTTTAGTATACTTACGGATGCTTTCACTGCTTCAAGTTCTTCTAGTTTCCAATAACCCGGCCACACCGGATTACCGCTTGGCAAGATTGCCGGGAACTCTATCACTTCCCATTGGTCTGCTTTTGGTTCTTTTTGTGCACGTTGCAGTTTACCTGTTAGATCAGCAACGTTCCACCGTGTCATCACCACTATTATCCTGCCCCCAGGCTGCAGTCGTTGCCGAGGTCCTGAAGTGTACCATTCATAAACCCGATCGTAACTAGCCATGTTCAGAGCATCTTGCTCTGAGTGGGGATCATCAATAATAAGTAAGTCTGCACCACGACCGGTTATCGATCCGCCGACACCTGCTGCATAGTATTCGCCGCCTTGATCAGTCTCCCATTTACCTGCAGCTTTAGAATCTTCACGCAACCTGGTGCCAAATATTTTTTGATAGTCTTCTGTGTCAATTAATGATTTGGCTTTACGACCAAACCGTACGGCAAGTTCGGCATTATTAGTTGCTTGGATTATTTTTAAATCTGGTTTGTTGCCAATCATCCATGCTGGCAAAAAGTTAGAAGCAAATTCAGACTTCGTGTGCCGCGGTGCCATGTTAATGATTAATCTTTTTAAATCACCCTTAGCTACGCGGTTAAATTTTTCCGCCATAATTTTATGGTGTTCACCTTCTATGAATCCTGGCCACATGTGTTTGACAAAAGTTAAGAAGTCATCACGGACCGCCTGCTCTTTTTTCTTTTCGTCAAGCAAGACCATCGTGCGCAGATATTCTTTTTTGGTATCCTCAGGTAAGTTGTCTAATTGTTCTTTAGTTAGCATTTGAAAAAATTTTATAAAAAATTTTGCACCTTTGTTTTTTAAAGTGAAAACGAATTTAGCACATATCTATTTGCAGATCAAACATATAGTGCTGACATTGGGACCCCTTATATACAATTTGGGGGGTACGGGGGGTCGCAAGGGCTCTAGCCACAGGATCCGACTGGTACCTCTATTAATTTAGTAAGGGCGCAAGTGCGCAGGCGGGAAATTTTTTAGGTGGTAGGGTTGGTCTTACAGATATAACTACCATGCCACCCTACTCGTTAGTGCATTTGTGATTGGTCTGTTTGTATCACAACTACATTATCGCTTTCGTATTGCATACGACTAGCAATCTTTTGTTCTCTTGTCATGGTCTTGTTCTTCATACCTTTAACCATGTCTGCAAGATTAACAGGATTGTACATTGATAAGCCTGTACTATTAACTGTAATCAAATCACTTTCATCACACTTAACACCTAACTCATTCATCAACTCAACACCCTCATCAAGATAACGATAGGCTTTTAATCCTGTCATCATAGCCTTGCGTTGTTCTTCGATAGTAGCTATCCAAGTTTCGTGTGCCGATATTAATTGTGCTTTCTTCTTCTTAAACATTTGAAAGACAGAAAACTCATGTGGCTCACACGCAATAGTACGACTTCGACAATGACTTGTACCGATAATGTCAAGATAGTATTCACTATCGAAAATCCTAGTTTTGCCAATGTTATTATCTCGACTTGAGTTATGTGAATGATAATGAGAATAACCTAACTCTTTTCTACAAGCCTCAGTATGTTGCGACTTGTGTGGGTTATCATTATTATCTTTTTGTTGTGGGTGAATATCGGGGTTTAACCCTTTTGCTTTTAACTCATCTCTAAAATAAGCAAAGGCAAATTTCTCACCACTATCACCATAACTACTATTACTTGTGCTACCAAATAAGCCGAAGTCTATGTGTTCACTTAACTCTCGGTCATTACCATAAGAACTATTTTCTTCGGTATCCATACCTTGAGCCATTGAGAAATAGAAGCATTTATCTTTTGCTACTACATCTACTGCCGAGCCATATCTGTCTTTTAACATTTGACATAACTCAACATCATCAGGGCGATAAGACCTTTCCACTACTTCTTTTGCAAGTGCAAAGGCTTTACCATAGTTTTCTTTCACTTCTTCCCTACAAGTATCAAATGCTTGTTTTTCTAAAGTGTCCTCTTGTTCTGCGTGATCGATATATCGATTAATTATTTTCTTTCGATATTCGTCATTCATTCTTAGTCTAGCCATATTTATTTTCCTTTCTATATGGTGTTGTTAATTGTAATAGTTGTATCATTGTTTCCCATACTTTGCAACCATAAAGAGTATGCGGTGATATTTTTTGCAGTCCATTCTTCCCAACAATCGCGGCTATGGAATTGGCGAAAATGGGCTGGCGCTTTGTTACGATAGGTCCCAAAGGGGTAGCCAACAAAATTATTGTCTGTGGGGTAAAATTTAACCCCACAGTTTTTACAAAACATTTTCATTAGTGTACCTCGCTATTCTCGTGCATTGGTTTTCTGCCAACAACTTGAAAGATATTTGTAAATGTTCTGTAGCCGTCAATCATATCTGTTTCTCTATTTAGAGCAATGCAAGTGATTGCAACTTTGCCCTCTTTAGTTTCCCAAATCTTAGACTTGTCGTCCCACATACATTTTCTATCTTCTATATTATCTCGTTTCTTGCAGTAGTGAACAATATAAAAATGATCTGCAGTTTTTAATTGGTCAATCATTGTTGGTGAGGTAAGTGCCTCTGCTTCTTCTATATGTTTCATTGTTATTCCTTTCTTTATTTAATTTAAATTTATTATGCATTTTCTATTGACATTGTCAAATAAAATCCCATAATAATATTATGTTTAATAAATGCGTTTTTACCTTTCATGTTTATTAAGCGTAGGTGGAGATCCCCCGAGCAAGCGCATAAGGAAACTAACGTTGTACATTGCAAAGCTCGGGCCACCGCACAAGTGCCTATTGTGAAAACGGATAAAACCGCCGTCGAGTAGTGTCGCGTATAGACACTTTAAATAAGGAGATCAATAGGCACAAGTGTTTGAGCCAAGGCGCAAGGCCGCAAGCACGCAAGCGGTAAAATAATATTTGACATATGTATACGAATATAAGATAATCCCATGTATAAATTAACGTCATAGAAAGGAATAAAAATGACACAAGCAAAATCAATAGAAGAGATGGATTTCTTATCACTGAGAATACCAGCTGACATGGACCAAAAAATAACCGCTACTACGTGGACGGGAGAGCCTCCCTTCCAGGGCAGCAATGGCATGTACGAACAGTGCAGCTGTAGCATGATCCAAATTGTACCAGCGTTATACTGGGACAATAGAAAACACGGTAAGAGCTTAGACCTTGATGGCCAGCTGTACTGTGATGAAGAGGGGCTGCTCACTGGTAAGCAACGCAACTGGAGAGCATCACAAATGCGTAAATGGTATTTTGACAAATACTATAAGAACGAAAATATCAGCTCTGATGATGCTGCCATTGTTGGCGACGCCTGCTTCGTGGTCCCGTCTACAGACGAGAACCTGAAGATCATGGAAGAGATCTTGGATGCCTAAACAGCAGCGGCCCTTCGGGGCCGCGCCGCTCTGTTCGCGGGACTTTTACGAGAAGGTCAACCCGTACTGGCTACAGCAGGCTGAAATGCGCAAGCGCGCAAGGGCTCAAGGCCACAAGCGCGCAAGGCTTGACAAAGAATAAATAATGATTATATTATGGGATATTAATAGAAAGGATATAACATGCAAAAATTACTCGGTATCAATACCAATTACAAAACAATTAAATCGGAGAAGGTGGGCGTGCTCACAGGCATCATTTACATGGCGCCGTATAACCTGAGCGGCAAGAACGTATGCCCCGCGGCCAGTGCTGGTTGTGCTGCAGCTTGTCTAAATACCGCGGGACGTGGTGCGATGAACGTGGTGCAAAAAGCCAGACTCAAAAAGACTAATAGCTTTTTTGAAAACCGCAGCCAGTTCCTGCAGAACCTGGCGCTGGAGATTGGCAAGCTGCAGCGGCAGGCGGAGGCCAAAGGCCTGAAGGCAGCTGTTAGGCTTAACGGCACCAGCGACCTGCCATATGAAAAATACAATGTAGGCGACACTGGTAAAAATATAATGGAGCTGTTTCCAGATGTGCAATTTTACGATTATACAAAACTGGATAACCGCTTCACCAAGGGCCAGAAGCTGCCGGCTAACTACCATCTTACATTCTCACGTGCAGAAGATAACGACCACAAGCTGCCGGAGGTCCTGAAGCATACCAGCGCGGCCGTGGTGTTCTCTGGTGAGCTGCCGGAGACGTGGCGCGGCTACCCGGTTATTGATGGCGACGAACACGACGCCAGATTTACCGATGCAGGCGCCGGCGTGATCATTGGCTTGAGGGCCAAAGGCAAAGCCTTACACGATAGCAGCGGTTTTGTGGTCCAATCGGAAATAATAAATTGAAACGGTCCCTTTCTACCGTAGCAATGCGCGCGCCTTACGGGGCGCGCTACAGCTGCTGGACCCGCGAAGAGTATCATTATAACGGCCGGGTGGTGGTCCAGATGCGCAAGCGCTCAAGCGTCGGGGCTCAAGGGCGCAAGCAGCTGGGGCTCAAGCTCCGCGGGGCTCAAGGGCGCAAGGGCGCAGGCGCGCAAGCCATGGGTCGCAAGCTCCCGGACCATGGATCCTGGACAAAGTATTAGGGAACGAGGCGCGTGGGTCTCAATCAAGATAAACGTATTGGTAGGGTGCTTGATATGGAAGCCAATTTGGTGTGGTGATAGAGCAACTTTATTACTTTTCGTTACTTTTAGTTCGACTGTAAAAAATCCAGTCTTTTCAGTATAACCAACTAGATCAGGAAAGCCAAAACTGGCCCAAGACTCTACTCTTGTCCAGGTAATATTAGGTGTATATTTCTTGACACGTTGCCAAAGTTTAGACTCGGCTTTCACAGTAACTACTCAACCGTAATAACGCAACGATATTTCTCTTTTGCGCCTATAATTTTGTTCTCAATTAATTTAATTTCTCTAACATTAAATTCTTTTTGCGCTGGGCTTCTGCCTTCTGGAAGCACAAGCATTACTCTTGCATCAGCACCAACAGGACTTTCACAAAACTTCTCTAATATTTGTACCAAAGATTTAGTGGTATAATGTAGATAACCAGAACTTAATTGTTTATCCATTGGACCATATCTAGATTCTTTTTTCATTAGTTACATCTCCTGCCTTGACCACGATAGGGTTTGTGGGCTCTGCGTTTATGTTTATTTTTAGGCTTAGATCTAATACTATTACCAATAGATGTTCGCTTAGGTGGACCAGCAACATGTTCTGTATGCAGCTTGGCTTTTCTCACTCTTCGCCCTCTTCAGTATTAAATGTTTTGTAAGGTTCTTTTGGTTTGTCATCGAGCACAGTATAATCAGCATTAATTAATACTTCGTTCTCTTGGTATATTTTCTTCATCTTGTTCTCTAGCTCTTCGATAGACATGTCTTCTAGTTTGCCAGTGCGTATTATTTTTTGTTCGATGTAGAGTCCTGCTGCTTTACCGCGCGCAACTTCCGCATTTGTAGCTGCCGAGAAAGCTCCTTTTGCCAAAGCTTCTTGGCGTATACGACCGAGTTCTGTGATATGTCTCTCAAAACTAACCTCGTATTTTTTTTGGATTTCTGACCTGAGCTCACCAATATATTTAACAACCAAGGGGAATTTATTCGGGTTACGAAGTTCAGAAGCGCGGACATGACACGATCCCTCAGCATAGCCAGCTTCTTTTGCACATTCTGTAGGTGTTTTACGTCCTTCATTATAAACCAATAGCTCACAAAATTTCTTTTGTTGTTCTGTTAATAGTTTGGGTAGTCCCATGTAGGTAAATATAAGTAACTTTACTGAAGATTACAAGTTATTTTATTATCTTATCACAATGCTTGACACCGGTTTGATCTGTTGTCATTTCACATTGTTCTAATGAGCAAGTGTATTGTACTTGGTTTCCGGAGTTTCTCTCTGCCGTACGCTTAGCTGCGAGACATGTACTCAAATTATCCTGGTGGTACCAACCTTCTATAGTTTTGTTGCCGCCATCATAGACGTACAAGCTAAGTATAATAACTGTTTCAATGATCCCCATTCTTTCGCTCTTCTAAATCTATAATACGATCTTCATGAAATTGTATAATCATATCGTTTTTAAGTATAAGTGGTATCTCTGCTTCCATTTGTTCTTTAAGTTTTTCTACATTACCAGAAAGATATTCCACCAACATGTAGAGCTCTTGGACTTGTGGACTGACCATGTCGCCTTTGGGGACG